CCGTTTTTTGGGGGGAATGCTTAAAGATACAAAAAAGGCAACTAACTCGCAATGAATTAGTTGCCTTAAATTTTATTATTTTAGGAATATCCCTATAATAAAGGAGAGGTTGAGCTAATCAACCTCTCCTTTATTATATATCCTTTTTTATTTCTTCAGGAACAACTTCTTAAACTCTCCCGGATAAGGTGTCTCAAACTCCATTAAATCTCCCGTCACCGGATGATAGAAACAAAGTTTGAAGGCGTGGAGTGCCAGTCTTCCGATCGGGTTAAGCGATTCTTCGCCTCCATATCTTCCGTCACCTATAATAGGATGTCCTAAATCCTGCATATGTACACGGATCTGATTCTTACGTCCTGTTTCCAGATCAAGTTCTAACAGTGAATAACCGTTAGCACGTTTGATTGTCTTGTAGTGTGTGATGGATTTTGAACCACCATCATCGTAATCGCTGGAACTTACATAAAGAGTTTTATCCGTCAGCCAGGAAACCACAGTGTCATAATCCTTCTCCATTGTTCCCTCAACAACAGCTACATAACGGCGGTCAGTCACTATTTCATGCCAGTTGTCACGTAATGTCCGTTGTGTTTTCTCGTCTTTTGCGAACATCATTAATCCTGATGTATCCCTGTCCAGACGATGTACGATAAACACACGGTGCTGTCTGCCCGAACGCTGTACATATTCATTCAGAATCGTATAGGCGGTGCGCTCTTTTTGTCGTTCGGTATTGACAGATAAGAGTCCTTGCATTTTTTCCACTACAATGATATAAGCGTCCTCATATACAATTTTCAGCAGTCTGTTATGAAATTCCTTCTTTCCTTTTTCCTTGCTGATTTGTACTTTCATTCCGGGTTGCAGTAGGAAGTTGAACTGAGTGGTGATTACGTTATCTACCAACACCACCCGTTTGCTCAGTAATGACTTCAGTTTCGTACGGCTTGCGTCCGGCATTTTAGCAGCCAGAAACTCCATTAGTTCCATGGGCTCTTTGACTGCATAGTTCGTATATTGGGCACGTGCTTTTTCTGCAGGAGTTCTTCTCGGTCTTTTTTCCATTTCTTTTTTCTTTTGCGAACAATTCAACTAACGTATTATCGAAGCTCCAGCAACACTACATTTTCCACATGATGCGTATGCGGGAACATATCTACAGGTTGCACAGCTTTCACTTTATATTTGCCGTCAAGCAGTTGTAAGTCGCGTGCCTGCGTAGCCGGGTTGCAGCTTACATACACAATCCGCTTCGGTTCGGCAAACAGAATAACATCAACCACATCCTGATGCATACCTGCACGTGGGGGGTCGGTGATAATCACATCCGGACGTCCATGCTGATTGATAAATTCCTGAGTCAGCATATCTTTCATATCTCCGGCATAGAACAAGGCATTCTTAATCTCATTAATCTCGGCATTTACCTTTGCGTCTTCGATAGCTTCCGGTACATACTCGATACCAATCACCTGACGGGCCTGGCGGGATACAAAATTGGCAATGGTTCCTGTTCCGGTATATAAGTCGTATACCAGTTCCTTTCCGGTCAGCCCGGCAAATTCGCGGGCTATCTTATATAAATTGTATGCCTGTTCGGAGTTAGTCTGATAGAATGATTTCGGACCGACTTTGAAACGCAGTCCTTCCATTTCTTCAAACATATGGTCTTTTCCCTTGAATACATGTACATCCAGATCATTGATCGTATCGTTGCACTTATTATTAATAATGTATAGGAGAGAAGTGATTTCGGGGAATGAATCGGCAATGAACTGCAGCAGTTGCTTGAATAGTTCCATTTCATGGTCTTCCGTAATCTTGCAGATGACAATGACCATCAGCTCTCCTGTTGATGAAGTACGGATAATCATATTCCGTAGCATACCTTCCTGAGTACGAAGATTGATGAAGGAGTAATCATGTTCGTAAGCATAATCGCGTACAGCATTACGGATACGATTGGAGATGTCGTCCTGTAACCAGCATTTTTCAATAGCCAGCACTTTGTCGAAAGCTCCGGGAATATGGAAACCTACAGCATTCATCTGATCATACTTCACATCCTGCCGAACTTCATCGTTCGTGAGCCAGCGTTTGTTCGAAAAAGTGAACTCCAGTTTATTCCGGTAGAACTCTGTTTTGGCAGAACCCAGAATCGGTGAAATTTCCGGAAGTTCTATCTTTCCGATGCGTCTCAGATTGTCTTCTACTTGTTTCTGCTTATACCTGATTTGTTCCGAATAGGGGAGCACCTGCCATTTACAACCGCCGCATACGCCGTAGTGTTGGCAGAAAGGAACGGCACGTACGGGCGACAGCTCGTGGAATTTCACAGCTTCGGCTTCGGCGTATTTGTTCTTTTTGCGCTTGATCTGCAGGTCTACAACATCACCTGGCACTACATAAGGAACAAAAATCACCAGGTCGTTTACTTTTGCGATGGCTTTTCCTTCGGCAGCCACATCCGTTATTGTTACCTTCTCCAGCAGGGGAAGTTCTTTTCTCTTTCTTGCCACTTTTACACCAATCTAATAATTATGATGCAAAAGTAGGTATTTTTTTTGGAAAACTTTCGTGTCTATGAAAATATTCCAGATTGTAATGTCGAAATTGCATTTTAATAGAAAGTTTTTTCTCAAAAAGTTTTCTGGTTTGCTAAATATACTTAGATTTGCGAACAGAAAAAAATCATAATGTAACTTTAAACACAATATTATGGATAAAAAAAGAGTTTATACCTTTGGAAATGGTCAGGCAGAAGGAAAGGCCGACATGAAGAATTTGTTAGGTGGTAAAGGTGCCAATCTTGCCGAGATGAATTTAATTGGAATTCCCGTTCCTCCCGGATTCACAATAACTACAGAAGTTTGCACGGAGTATAATACGTTGGGACGTGATAAAGTGGTTGAGTTGCTGAAAGATGAAGTAGTAAAGGCCATTGCCCGTGTAGAAGAATTGATGAAATCTAAATTCGGTGATATCGAAAATCCATTGTTGGTTTCTGTACGTTCAGGTGCCCGTGCGTCTATGCCGGGTATGATGGATACTATTCTGAACCTGGGTCTGAATGACGAGGTGGTGGAAGGTATCATCCGCAAGACTGGTAATGCCCGTTTTGCATGGGACTCTTATCGTCGTTTTGTACAGATGTACGGTGACGTTGTTCTGGGTATGAAGCCGACGAACAAGGAAGATATCGATCCGTTCGAAGCAATCATTGAAGAAGTAAAAGAATCAAAAGGAGTGAAGCTTGATAACGAGCTGGAAGTAGCAGACCTGCAAGAACTTGTGAAGAAGTTCAAGGCCGCTGTGAAAGAACAGACCGGAAAAGATTTCCCGACTTGTGCTTACGAACAACTTTGGGGAGCTATCTGTGCCGTATTTGATTCATGGATGAACGAACGTGCTATCCTTTATCGTAAGATGGAAAGTATCCCTGATGAATGGGGAACAGCTGTAAACGTACAGGCTATGGTATTCGGTAATATGGGTGACACTTCTGCAACGGGTGTTTGTTTCTCTCGTGATGCCGGTACAGGTGAAGACCTTTTCAACGGTGAATACCTGATCAACGCACAAGGTGAAGATGTGGTAGCCGGTATCCGTACTCCACAACAGATTACGAAGGTTGGTTCTCAGCGCTGGGCTGTACTGGCAGGTGTGACTGAAGATATTCGTGCTGCAAAATTCCCTTCAATGGAAGAAGCTATGCCGGAAATCTATAAGGAACTGGATGCATTGCAGACTAAATTGGAGAACCACTATAAAGATATGCAAGACATGGAATTCACCGTGCAGGAAGGTAAGTTATGGTTCCTGCAGACTCGTAACGGTAAACGTACCGGTGCGGCTATGGTGAAAATCGCAATGGACTTGCTCCGTCAGGGCATGATTGATGAAAAGACTGCTTTGATGCGTGTAGAACCTAACAAACTGGATGAACTTCTTCACCCCGTATTCGATAAATCCGCTTTGAAACAGGCGAAAGTGCTGACTCGCGGTCTTCCGGCTTCTCCGGGCGCTGCAACCGGTCAGATTGTCTTCTTCGCTGATGATGCCGCCGAATGGCATGCTGCCGGAAAGAAAGTGGTAATGGTACGTATCGAGACTTCTCCGGAAGATTTGGCCGGTATGGCAGTTGCCGAGGGTATCCTGACAGCTCGTGGTGGTATGACTTCTCATGCTGCTGTGGTAGCTCGTGGTATGGGTAAATGTTGTGTATCCGGTGCAGGAGCATTGAATATCGACTATAAGACCCGTACAGTAGAAATTGACGGTGTACATCTGAAAGAAGGCGATTATATTTCTTTGAACGGTAGTACGGGCGAAGTATATAATGGTAAGGTAGAAACTCAGGCTGCCGAACTTTCCGGAGACTTTGCCGATTTGATGAAACTCTCAGATAAATATACCCGTCTGCAAGTACGTACCAATGCGGATACTCCTCACGATGCGGAAGTAGCACGTAACTTTGGTGCAGTAGGTATCGGTCTTTGCCGTACGGAACATATGTTCTTCGAAGGTGAAAAGATCAAGGCAATGCGTGAAATGATTCTGGCAGAAAATGCAGAAGGACGTCGTAAAGCACTCGCTAAGATTCTTCCGTATCAGCAAGCCGACTTTAAGGGTATTTTTAAAGCAATGGCCGGTTGTCCGGTGACTGTTCGTCTGCTCGATCCTCCTTTGCATGAGTTTGTTCCTCATGATACGAAGGGACAGCAGGAAATGGCTGATACGATGGGTGTAAGCCTGCAATATATCCAGCAACGTGTAGAATCGCTGTGTGAACACAATCCGATGTTGGGTCACCGCGGTTGCCGTCTGGGAAATACATATCCTGAAATCACTCAGATGCAGACACGCGCTATCTTGGGTGCTGCTCTTGAACTGAAGAAAGAAGGAGTAGAGACTCATCCTGAAATCATGGTTCCGTTGACCGGTATTTTATATGAATTCAAGGAACAAGAGAAGGTGATTCGTGAAGAGGCTGCCAAGTTGTTTGAAGAAGTGGGCGACAGCATTGATTTCAAAGTAGGTACTATGATTGAAATTCCTCGTGCAGCTCTGACTGCTGATCGTATCGCTTCATCTGCTGAATTCTTCTCATTCGGTACGAATGACTTGACTCAGATGACCTTCGGATATTCTCGTGACGATATCGCTTCCTTCCTTCCGGTTTATCTGGAAAAGAAGATTCTGAAAGTAGACCCGTTCCAGGTGCTCGATCAGAACGGTGTAGGTCAGTTGGTACGTATGGCTACAGAAAAGGGCCGTGCTATCCGTCCGGATTTGAAATGCGGTATCTGTGGCGAACATGGTGGTGAACCGTCTTCAGTGAAGTTCTGCCATAGAGTAGGTTTGAATTACGTTAGTTGCTCTCCGTTCCGGGTGCCTATCGCAAGATTAGCAGCGGCTCAGGCTGCAATCGAAGAATAAGGGCGGTATAGCTGATATTCAGTTAATTAGGCGGTATGCTTTTCATTTACAAAGGCTTACCGCCTATTGTATTTTAAAAATGTACGTGCATTTTGCACAAAAAATGAGTAGAATAAACGCAAATGTTGTACAATAGTTATGCAGTTTTGACAACAGTGTTGTACAAGTGTTGTACAAATGCTTTCTCCGTATAGTCAATAAGTTACGGACGTTTTGCCCCAATCACATTGAAACACGGAACAGTCGCTTTGGAACACAGTACACCCAAACAGAATGTTTAATTATAAAACGAATATAAAATGGCAACATTGAAAGCAGTAGTGAGAACGGCACGGGCTGACGGATTTTATCCGGTGTATATCCGGGTGACTCATCATCGAAGCTCTGCGTTCATTAAGACAGACAAGATGGTGACGAAGAAGGAACTCACCAAAACTAATGAGATTAAAGACCCGTATGTTTTGCAATTCTGTTCGCAGAGAATATTGGAGTATACGGAGAGGCTTAATAGCAAAAATATCGAGCATTGGACAGTCAAGGAAGTAGTCGAGTTTCTTGCAAGTGGGAATGATGACGTTTGTTTTTCAGATTATGCACGAAAGCATATCAACCGAATGATTGACAACGGTCAACAACGTAATGCTAAGAACTATCAGCTGGCATTGCAACATCTGGAGCGTTTTTTAGGAACAACGCAGATAATGTTCTCACACCTTACATCGCACTTGATGAATAGGTGGATTAAGTCGCTTGAACAGACACACCGAGCTAAGGAGATGTATCCTATCTGTATGCGACAAGTATTTAAAGCTGCTATTCTGGAGTATAACGACTATGATAATGGGATTATTCGTATAAAGACTAATCCATGGGTGAAAGTGGAGATTCCTTCGGCAGATCGTGCAGAAAAACTTGCCATTACACCCGAAGCGTGTCGGGAATTCTTTTCATTTCCTCTGCCGGAAAGTAAGATGAAATATCCACAGACGGAGTTCGGACGTGATATAGCCATGATGGTGCTTTGTTTGGCAGGAATCAACACAGTTGATCTATACAATTTGAAAAAGCAGGATTATCGGAACGGCATCATTCACTATCAGCGTGCCAAGACAAAGAAATTTCGTGCCGACGGTGCATATATGGAAATGCGCGTGCCGGCAATTATTCAACCGCTCTTCGATAAATATCTCAATACGAAAGAGGATGACGATCGTCTGTTCAATTTTTATCAGCGTATGACAACATCTGACAGTTTTGGTTCCAATGTTAACAGTGGAATTAGGCAAATATGTGAGGCCATGGGAATGGCAAAAGAAGAACGGTATTCGGTCTATACATTCCGGCACACGTGGGGTACTGTGGCACAGAATGACGTGAGAGCTTCAATTGATGAGGTTGCATTTGCGATGAATCATGCTGCTGGACATAAGGTAACACGGGGCTATATAAAGATTGATTATTCTCCTGCTTGGGAATTAAACGAGAAAGTGGTTGATTTCATTTTCTTCTCCGGTAAGACATCTGTTCGCGAGCAGAAGCAGGAAGATACGCATTTTAGATTATCATTCCGATATATGGTAAATGGGGCGGCTTACCACAATGGACAGAAAGTTGCAGAGTTGACTGATGTAGGATTCAACAACGTGGACGATGTTATAGCACGACTTGTGACAATGTTACCCCAAGATATTCCTAACCGTTCTATGGTGATGTTTAAAATCGTCAATCTTGATAAGAATCAGACGGTAGTATATCAGCGGCAGAAAGGAAAGGGCTTCTGATTTTTTCGAACCTACAAGGAACTTTTTCTTTGTAGGTTTTTGTTTTTATGAAGAAAAGCGACATCCTTTCGGATATCGCTTTCAAGCAAAACTGTATTATATTACCCCTAAGGGTAAGCAACTCCTCGCGTCTAAAGTAGAGAGAAGTAGATTATTCTTCGTCGTCCTCTTCATCTCCAGCAAGTTCGACCAGCTTATCCTCAATGGTCTTTTTCGTCTCTGTTGCGACATCAAGTGTTGTTGTCTGCAATTTCGGTGCAACATAAGCTGTAAACTTTTCCATAGCTGCAACTCTATCTTTGGGGTCAAGGTCGGCTATATCCTTCACGAAAATATCAGAATTGAAGTATTCGTCGAGCATTTTTGCAATTGCTCCACGGACTGTTGAGGACACTTTGTTAGGTGTTCCTGCTACTCTCCCTCCTGTTTTTCTTCCCTGTGCCATGAACTGTAAAAAGATAAAATGATGTTGCGAATATAAGGGCTTACTTTCGCACTAGAGGTATAACTTTTAATAATTAAAACAAAGGTCTTATGGGATTAATTGGAAGTGCTATAGGTGCAGCAGGCAGTATATTCGGCGGTATTAAAGCATCAAAAGCCATGAAGAAAATTAAGAGCAACGTTGAGGCGCAGCGACAGAAGAACCAAAATTGGTATGATCGCAGGTACAATGAGGATTATACGCAACGAGCCGATGCGCAACGTATTCTTACGCAGACGGAAGAGAGTATCAAGAACCGTAATAAGCAGGCAGCTGGTATACAGGCTGTAATGGGCGGTACTGATGAAAGTGTAGCAGCTACAAAAGAAGCGAATAGCAAGGCTCTTGCTGATGCAACATCACAGATTGCAGCACAGGCGGATGCGCGCAAAGACAACATCGAGGCTACCTATATGCAGAATGACAATGCTTTTGTTGAGCAACTTAATCAATTAGAAAAAGGTAAGGCAGAAGCGATAGCCGGAGCCGTACAAGGAGTAACGAGTGCGGCAAGCAAAATGCCATTTTAATGTGTGGAGGTAACTTATGGCGACATATGATGATATATTAGGTAATGGAAGTGGCACACCTTTTCCGAAAGGTTCTAAAGAATGGCATGAACAGCAGCAAGACGGTTCTTCTGCACCTCCACCTGTAAAGGGTACACAGGAATGGGCGGAACAAAAAGCGGCCACCGCTCCTGTTGTTACCGCACTCAAACCTGACATAACTACTACACCGCCACCTCCGACCAAACAAGAAGGCTCGGACGGTGGTGCCCTTTCATACACCGAACTGTTCAAGAAGCTTAATCCTTATACTCCACCGACTGACGAAGAACTTGCTAAAGAAAAGAAAAAGCAAAAACGTGACCAAATTTTTGCGGCAATTGGTGATGGCATATCTGCTCTCTCCAATTTGTATTTTACAACGCAGGGTGCATCGAATATGTACAGTGGAAAAAACACAGCTTCGGAAAGGCTACAGGTTAGGTATGATCGATTAATGAAAGAACGTAATGAGAATGCCCGGGCTTATTTGAGCGGCCTGTTTGGTGCTATGCAGGCTGATGATGTCAAAGCGAGAGATGATCGTAATTGGAGACATCAGTTAGCACGCGAGAAAAGAGCCGATGCCATTGCGGACGCAAAGGAAAAACGAGATAACCAGATATTTGACCTCAACGTTAAGCTCCAAAACAATAAAATATCAGCAGCCGAAGCTGATGCAGAACGTAAAAGAGTGGAGGCCGAATATGCTGATGACCTTGCAAAGGCTAGGCTTGAAACTGAAAAGGCTAAAGCGGGCGCTTCAAAAGCTTCTGCTTCCGCATCCAATGCTAGAGCTGGGTATTATAACCGTGGTGGTAGTGGCGGCAATAAGAAAAGGATGACACTTACTATTGATGGTAAGACCACTTACTATGATACGAAAGAAGATTATGAGAGAGCGGTGCAGCGTGAGGCTAAACGGTTAGGTATTAAGACTCACCAATATGTGAAAACCACAGAAAATGATGTAATGGGGGCAAAAGAAAAGAATGTCTCTACTCCAAAACCTATCAGCCAACTTGCCGGTGAAGTTGAAACGGCATCGAATAAGAAGAAAAGTCCAACAGCCGGAGATAATAGTAGTAATAAAAAGAAAAGTCCAACATCATAAATGAAACATTATGCCTGAAAATGAGGATAAAATAAAGAAACTATACGATACGTTTGTTTCTGATGGTTACGATATGGAGAGTGAAGAAGATTTCCGCAAGAACTTATCGGATTCTACAAAACGCAAGGCAGCTTATGATGCTCTAGTGAAAGAAGGTTATGAGATGGAACCGTTTGAAGAGTTTGAGAATAATATAGGTTTCGGAAAGATTCAAACACCTGTACCGGAGCCTGCTGTACAAACAGAACAGGCGTGGCAACCTACCGAACAAGAAAAAGCAGAGATGATTGCCAGTACAAACCGTATGATGCAGAATGTGGAAACACAGATACAAGACGCAAATGAACGTGTAGATAATATACAAGAATACGGGTTGAATCTCGGATTGCAAACTAAAGAGGGTAAAATGCAGTTTAATCCTGAAAATGGGAAACTGGAAAAAACATATATTACTCCACTTGGTAACAAGACTACTAGTAAACCTCTTGCTGACATCGAGAGTTTCCGGTACCGACAAGCTGCCGATATGTCAATCGGCGGACAGTTACGCAAGGCTAATCTCCGTTTGCAGGAGTTAAAAGCTAAGCAAGCGGAAAGAGCCTCCGAAGTGCATAAGGAATGGGTAGAAGAAACGGAAAAGAACAAAGCGCCGCTCGCTGCCATATTGGGAGCAGCCACTTACACACCGCGCCAGCAATCAGACAAGGAAAACAGCACATTGAGAGTAGCCATTAGAGAAACAGAAGAGCTCATCAAGAACCTTGAAGAACAGAAAGACCGTGAAAATGGGGTTGATGTAGGCTTTTGGCGTGGTTTTGGTCGTACTATGGGTGATGTACGCACGTGGGATTTCGGTATGGGTGATATGGCGGATGCCATGACCATGATGAATGCCGACAAACTTAAAGGTGATAATGCCACAGAGGGCGAGCGTGAATCTCATGATATGATGATGGGTGCAATCCATGAGAAACAACAGGCAGAGGAAAGATACGGTGGAAATGCCGACTTTTGGAACAGAGCCGGTGTCATGACTGGATATATGCCTTCATTTATGTTGGATTTCATTTTGACTGGTGGCGGATTTAAGGGTTTGTCTACATTCTCAAAAGGAAGCACTAAAGTCGCCGCAAAGGTCATAGGTAAAGAAACAGCTGAAAAAATGGCTCAACAGGGGTTCAAATCCTATATTAAAGAGAATGGTGTCAGAGGGTTAGGACAGTACGCAACAGATTGGACTATCAAAGCGCTTGGGACAACCGCAGATGATTTGCTTGTACATGCTCCGGCGATGACAAACACCATACAGGCAGGAAAAACGGTCTCTGACATCATTGACCGGAAGCTAGGTGATGTGGTTGTTGATGAAAACGGTAACTATGATTTCTCCAATGATAAGACCTGGGGAAGTGCAATATGGCAAGGTGAAGCCAATGCTATCATTGAGAATTATTCGGAAATGTTCGGTGCGCACCTTGATCCCATTTTTACACTTGGTAATATGAGTAAACTCGCCAATGTTCTAGGGGCAAAGCGATTGGGAGGTGTACTCTCAAAGGCAGATGCCGGTGCATTGAATAGCATAATGGGACAAACTCATCAGATGTTCAATAAAATGGGTGTCAGTGATTATGTTGGTGAAGTCTCTGAAGAATACTACGGTCAATTGTGGCGCACAATGCTTAGTCTTGATGATGCTTATCAGCAGAATCCGGACGGCACACGTACTAACTTATTTGCAACTGGACAATTTCACGGTGATATTTGGGGTGGAATGGCACTCTCTATGGGGGTGATGGGGGCAGGAAAACATACCTTGTCTGCCGCAAATTATGCATCCATGAAGCATGGCGTGAACAAAGCAGATGCAAAAGTGAATGAATTACTTGGAAAAGAAGTATGGGAGCCGTTGAAGGCAACACTTGACCTTACTACCAATGAGAATATCGGTGAAGTTGCGGAACTTGTTGCCGGTGATAAAGATTTTACCGCTGATGAGAAAGCAGCCGTACTGAATTATATGGAACGTTCGTTGAATTTGCGTGGATTCAATCTTGCTTCTATGGCCCGGTCCCGTGGCGGTGTTCAAAGTGAAAGCGAACAACAGGCAAATGACAGTTATCTTGACGGATACAACGTTACTTCCTCGCAGGAAATGAACGATGCGAAGAACCTGTACGAATACCATCGAACACAAGTGGCAGACCTTGCAGATGAGAATATGTTTGCGATGATTGAAGAGAATCCGATTGCCGCATTGGAGTTTGTGAACGGGAATGAGCAATGGAGTGATGAGGATAAGTCTTCTGTTATCGACTATATCAATGCCAAGCAGGTTTACAATGGCATGATTCAACGTGTACGTGATGATATAGACGGACGGGTGGAACAGAGCAATTCGATGATAGATGCACGTGTGAACCGCAAGACAGGTATGATACAGGGGGCAACCATGAAGCAGGATGAACGCAAGGTGTATGTTCTTAGTGGGACTCTTGTACCATATGCAGATGGTAGCGGTGTAAGTGTGACTGATTCTGACAATAGCATCATTGTTCGTGATGCGGACACAGGTGGGCTTGAACAAGTATCTCCCGATGCTATATTGTCTATTGATGATGTACAAGACCCATACGAGCAGAAGGAGTTGGTTGCACAATCTATCAGAGAACAATTTGCACGTGAAGCTGCGGATAAGATTGATGGTGTTGTCACATTCAATCCGGGCGAAACCTATACCATTGCCGGTGAAGGCGGTTCGCAAATACAGGTCACAATAGTTTCAGATGAGAACGGAATCATAGACAATGGCGACGGAACTATCAATGTGACAGACGGAACAAATGTATTCCCTATAGCAAAAGAGGCTATCCAACAGTTTGTGGATGCATCTAACATTGCACGAATCGCAGAGTTTGAGCAACAGAGAGCTGAAGAAAACCTTGCTTTGCAGCAGGAAGAGCAGGAAGCAGACCGACCGCAATATGCAATGAATGACCTTGTGATGCTCCGTGATGAAAATGGTATAGGTATTCGTGGTAACATCACCGCCGATGTGGATGCCGATGGACTATATGAAGTTTATACGGAAGATGCCTTGAATGGTAAGCGTGTGAATATGTTTACCCGTGAAGAGCTTGATTCCATGCTGATAGAACACAATGGGCAACTTGTTGAGATTGCCGATTCAAGTGTGAATGATAATTCGGAAGTGGCAGAAAGTTCTCTGGGGGAACAGCAGCTGCAAGCGTCTGTATTAGAACGAATCCCTAAAGATGAACAAGGTAATCCTATCTATGAACAGGCGGAAACCCCGGATGTTGCTTGGGATGCTATTGTTGAGCAAACAGAGGGAGACGAAGCTATGGCCCAGTCCGTGGCTGACGGAATGGTTGCGGACAAGGAAGCAGTATTGAAGAAAGTCGAGAAAACGAAATCTGCTGGTGGAAACACTATTGCAGAGAAGATCGCAGCTGAAAAGGAGCGCAAAGCGGCAATTGATGCAGCCAAACAGGAATTGTCCATCTGGCAAAAGATAGCCGGCACTGCCAACCGCAGAAAAATGGAAGCAGATGCGGAGCGCAGACGCATTGCCGATGAAGCTGCCGCATTGCGCAAGGCGGAAGAAGAAAAATTGCGTGCAGAGCGTGAGGAAGCAGAACGCAAGGAACGTGAAGCACTTAACGGAGTTCCCGATATAGTGGAAGATGTTCCTAAAGATGCTCGTGCAAGAGGATATAGACGTGTAAACGGCCATAAGGTTGACAGACAAGAACCATTACAGGCTGTACAAGGCAAAGAGGTGAATGTGAAATTTAGCAATGATGTAGTGGCTCCCGGCAATGTGACTGTGATTGATGCGTCATTGTTGCAACCGAGTCATATACAAGGTGTGCGCAATCCTCTGCATTTTATTGATGAAGCGCAACCAAAGGAACGCAATGACGAAGCAAGCGTATTGTCTGCACGGAAAATCGCCGAGAACATTCGTCCGGAAGAAATCACATCAGGTATTACCGCTTACACCGGTGCGCCGACCGTAAACGAACGTGGTGAAGTAATACAGGGAAACAACCGTAGTGATGCCTTGCGCCTGATGTGGGAAAGTCATTCGGAACAGGCCGAAGCATATAGACAATACCTGAAAGACCATGCGGAAGAGTTTGGACTGCGTGCCGAGGACATTGCGCCCATACAAAGCCCGGTGTTGGTAAATATGCTTCATGTGGACGATACAGAAGCCCTCAATCTTGGTCAGTTTGTTGCACAAGACACAGAAAGTGGAGGTGTTGAACGTATCAAACCTAAAAACACCTTGCAGCGCATGGGAACCGAAATGCGTTCGTTTGCCAACCTGTTGCTTAGGACTTCGGATGATGAAATGTCGTTTGCCGGACTTGTGGATGCCAATGGTGCAAATGTTCTAAAATGGATGAGTCAAAGAGGTTTCATCAGTCACACACAATACAAGAGTGCGTTTGACAGCAAGGGCAACCTAACTCCTGAATCCAAGAATGATTTGCGTGGCATCATGTATCAAAGCATCTTCAAGGACGGCAGCACACGGTTGGAGGAAATGTTCAACGTATTGCCGGTAAAAGCACAAAAGGCTATTCTTGCTACTGCTTTCCGTGATTATGACAGTTCGAACAGTGAACGAATGGTAGATGAGATACAGAATTCCGTTCGCGCTTACTATGCTTTGTCCCAAGATAAAATGTTTGCAGAGGCAAAGAATTTCAAGGAAGCACGTATTGCTGTAGAAAACTGGAAACGCCAGTATCAAATGGATGATGTTACAGGGGAAAGTTATCTCCCTGCTGATAATTTCAGTAACTTTGTCTTGCATTTGGCCGCAATGTATAAAGGTGAAAGCCAAAGCTTCATTCAAAACACATTCGGCAAGATTTATGACCTTATACAAGGTACACAGGAAGAAACTCTGTTCGAACAGCCGGACAATACCCCTCGGACGCTCGTACAGGCTATTAAAGAAGCATTAAATTTAGATTACAATGGACAACAGCGAAGCAATGTATTGGTTGGCGATACTGCAACAAGCCAACGAGGGCAGCAAGGAAGCAATGGAGCTCTTACGCCAAGAGAACGAGTTGAGGACGGAAATGGGACAACCGATGATACAGGAAGAACTGAAAGCATTGGTGAACAAAGCGAAATAGAACCTTCTTTATCACAAGAAGAAATGCTATCTTCTGATGATACTGACAATCAACTTAGTGCAAAAATAGCAAGACGCATTGAAGTTCAAGAAGATGATTGGGTTGAAAGCGGAAAGTATGGCGATACTTATAAACAGACAATTATTGTTGATGGTACTCATAAAGTTATAAAAGTTGATGCACCCGATACGAAAGGTAATTATACAGGTAGTACTTATGAGTATGACGGTCAAACATTCGGAGATTTATTGGATGTTGTTAATTATATTGATGCATCTTCGTCTTTAGCCAATGCCGTTGCAGTGGCAGAGAAAGAAACCGATACTACTCCTACGGAGAAACAGAAAGAAGCCGGCAATTATAAGAAAGGTCATGTGCAGGTTGGTACATTCAATATCACCATTGAGAACCCGAAAGGATCCGTTCGTAGTGGAATAGATACAGAGGGCAACAAATGGGAAACGACCATGCAGAACACCTATGGCTATATTCGTGGCACGGAAGGTGTAGACGGCGACCATATAGATGTGTTCCTCTCTGATGATATTGACGGGTGGAATGGTCGCAAGGTGTTTGTGGTTGACCAATATAACGAGGACGGCACGTTTGACGAACACAAGGTTATGTTGGGTTTCAATGAGGCTGACGCTGCTGAAGCAGCTTACTTTGCTAATTATGACAGAAATTGGGCGAAGAAGCACAAGACGGTGCTGACGGGCGTTAACTTGGAGGAGTTCGAGAAGTGGATAGAGAGCAGCCATCGCAAGACCAAGGCTTTTTCGGAATACAAGTCTGTAAAGACGATCGAGGGGCAGAGTTCCGGCACGCAAGGCAACAGACTTTCAGAAGTCAAGTTCCGTATTGAAGAATTGCACAAGGAACAAGAAGCAGCGCACAACCGTAGCGACATTTTTGATGAGGCTCGTATTATTTCTGAAATTAACGATCTTTTTACCGAACAACGCAAGTTGGAACAAGACGCTTCCAGTGAAGAAGCGACTGCACCGACTGATGCTCCGTACACCATTACTCCGGCGCAGTACATCACCAAGCGAGGTAAGGTGTTAGATATGCAACTTGTTGAGTTCCCATCGGAATTGCGCAAGGAAGTTCAAAAGCATGTAAGTATGTTCGCCAAAGAAATGAAAGGTTGGTGGGACAGGGAAAAACACGGCTTTATGATGCGTAGCGAAGAGGATGCCAAACGATTAGCAGAATACGCAGTAGATGCACAAGGACAACCTCCCATATCAATGTTGGATATACAGGCTGTAAATGATGGTGATGTGCTGTTTACTGAACCCAAAGCACCAGCAAAGGATGAAAAACAGGATTACACCCCTGTATGGCAATACTCTGTTTCTGTTGATAAGGAAACCGGATATACGACTTTGACTCGCGATGATGTGAGCGGTCCCATACCTATTGGTGATGCACGTTTTCGTCAGACAACCAACAGCCCGGAGGAAATGTTAGGCATTCTTCGCAATCCGCAGAATGGCATGCAAGAAGTTTTGGATGCAGTTGGTGTTCCGCTTGAAAATAAAATTAAGACCCGAGAACTTGATCGCAAGGCAAAGGATGAAATTCATGACAAAAGGACAGATTTCGTTGTTGATAAGGAAATGGATAACAGATATTCTGTTCGTACTTTGATGAAGATGATTGACGCGGAAAAGCAGGCTGTGATGGATTTAGGAGAGAAGCGTGGTGGAGACGTTTATCATGAAGGAAATATTATTTTCCTGACCAAAGATAGTGCAGACAAGTTTGCTAATGAAGCTCGAACTCTTATCAGCGATATGAGGAGTAAGCAGCAACAAGGCAATTCACAGAAAAAGACTGAAGCGAGTGGTAACCGTCTTGTTACTGATGAGCGTTATGCGGAACTTCGTGAGCGTATGCGTAAGAAGTTACTCGGTCAAATGAATATTGGTATTGACCCTGAAATACTTGCCATTGGCACAGAAATGGCTGTTTACCATTTAGAGAAAGGCTCACGGAAGTTTGCAGAATATGCAAAGGCTATGATTGTAGACTTGGGTGATTCCATACGTCCGTACCTTAAAGCATTTTACAATGGTGCGCGAGATTTGCCTGAGGTGTTAGAAAACGGATTGAATACTGACATGACCTCTTACGATGAGGTGCAGAAGTTCGACGTGGCCAACTTTGACAAGTCCGGCATTGATGCACTCGCCACCGCTGAAACTGTAACGAAAGAGGCGGAAGTGGCGGGGGAGGTTGAAGTTGCACAGGAACGTATAAAGAAAACTCGTTCAACGCGCAAGAAGAGTGAGAAAAAAACTGTAAATTTACAGCAGTCAAACGAGCTTGGTTTGTTTGGCAGTTTGTTTGATAATAACGAAACCAACAACGAAGATGGACGAATACACCAAGAAAGTACTAAGATTACAGGGACACAGCGAGAAGTCAATAGCGAAAATGGAGCTGGAGGAACGGATAGACGCAGCATGCTACCGCCACAAAGCGGAAACGCTAGAAGCACCGTACACATGGAGCGAGGAAGAGTGGACGGAGATTTACAAAGAGGCAGGGATGACGGACGAGGAAATCGTAGAGTACAGGAAGGAACAGGCGAAATACAACGGGGGCGAGGAACACGACTTTCCGATGATGCCATAGATGAACCGAAAAATACTCGCAATAATCATTCAGACCGGGGGACGAACTATGCTCCAACTTCGGTAGATGCACGCATAGAGGCCAATATTAAAGCTATAGAGTTGGCACAGCAACTTATTGAGAGTGGAGAGCTTGCTACTCCTAAACAAATGGCAGTACTTCGCAAGTTTAGCGGTTGGGGTGGTTTAGGTAAAGTATTTAGTGATAATACATATTCGACACGTCTACAGCAGTTGATGGGCACAGAAGCCTATCAAGAAGCTGTAATGAGTGCTAATAGTGCGTATTATACCCCTGCTTATGTTGTAGATACTCTTTGGGATATTGTTACACAAATGGGTTTCAAGGGTGGTTACATTCTTGAAGGTTCTGCAGGTATCGGAAACATTTTGGGGCAGATGCCTACAAATATCAGCGAGCACAGCGACATCCATGCTATTGAGATTGACGGGACTTCGGGTGGTATTCTCTCACTCCTTTATCCTGATGCCAAAGTAGAGATACAGGGTTTTGAGCAGACACGTATTCCTAATGGAAGTGTGGACTTGGCTATTACTAATGTTCCGTTCGTTACCGGACTCCGTGTGAATGACACCACGGGCGACAAAGACCTGTCGAAGAAATTCCACAACATACACGATTTCTGTATAGCAAAGAATGTGCGCAAACTGCGTGAGGGCGGTTTGGGTATCTTCATCACGTCCAATGGTACGCTTGACAACAGTAAGAAACTCCGTGACTGGATTGTGGGCGAGGGAGGCGCAGACTTCGTGGGTGCTTTCCGCATGCACAACAAGACTTTCGGCGGCACCGGAGTAACCTCTGACATCGTTGTTATCCGCAAGCGTGTGAACGGGCAGAAGTCTGTCCATGCCATTGATGTAAGTGATGTGAGCGGAGAGCGCATGGCAGAGTACGATACCGGGGAAACACGCAAGGTTAAAGGCAAGGAGATACCAGTCATTAAGCAGCTTTCAATGGACTACAACCGCTATTTCATTGAACACCCCGAAAACATGGCAGGTGAAATGCACTTTGCATTTGAGAAAGGCGATACTTTCCGCCCGACCAGCAAAGGCTTATATCCTAAACAGAATAAGAAACAGGAAGAAATGTTGGCTGAATTTGTCCGCTCATTCCGTGCAGAGGAATTTGGTGAGCGCAATACCGAGCTTGCCATCGATGTAATGCCCGGCAAGAAGATTGGCGAAGTGTTTGTCAAAGACGGAAAACTATACATCAACTCAACTGCAAGCGCACAACCTCTCGAAGTGAATGCCAACAAGGTAAAGGGGCATACGAAAGTGGAATGCTTTGAGGCATACACCGCTATCAAGGAAGCTCTTGCGGAAGTCCTTTCCTATCAGACTGCGAATGAAAGCGATGAGGGACTTAAACCGTTGCTTGACAAACTCAACAAAGTATACGATGATTTTGTCGGCACATACGGACACTTCAACAAGAACACCGCCATTGCGTTTCTCCGAAATGATGTGGACTATGCCAATGTATACGCTCTTGAAAAGTTTGAAGAAACGGCAGATGAAAAAGGAAACCAGATACAGAAATTTGACAAGACCGATGTATTCAGCAAACGTGTTGTTGAAAAAGAGAAAGAACCCACTCCTACCAATGTCAAGGACGGTATCATTGCAAGTATCTTTAAATTCGGTCGTGTAGATATACCGTACATCGCCGAACAACTTGGCACAGGTATCGAGGATGTGAAGAAAGAAATCATCGAGAGCGGTTACGGTTTCGAGAACCCTGTAACCCGACAGATGGAAGCATCGTATCACTACTTGAGCGGAAATATTCGTGAAAAACTGCGTCAAGCAGAGGTAAATAACGAGAATGGGGAATTTGACCGCAACATCAAGGCATTGCAGGAGGTCATGCCTATGGAAATCCCCGCACATTTGATTGACTTTACCCTCGGAAGTTCTTGGATTGACCCGAAACTGTATGAGGATTTTGTAAAGGAACGCACGGAGGTTGACGTACGGTTTACAGCTGTGGGCGGTACTTGGTTTATGAAAGAACCATACTTCACTGATTATGAGAAGAACCGTGCAATGGGGGTAACCAGCGAAATGCTTAACCGTACCATTATGGGGCATACTCTCATTGAAGCTGCCATTCAGAACAGAAGCATCACCGTTTCCACCACCAAGAAACACTATGACGGCACTACCGAAACCATTACCGACAAGGAAGCGACACAGGCTTGTGCCGCCAAAATTGATGAAATCCGTCAAGATTTCAAGGATTGGGCAAGGCAGAAGATGCAGAGCGACCCGGAAATGTCGGCATTGATTGAGCGTATCTATAATGACACGTTCAATAACTTTGTGCCTATGAGCATACCAGATGAGTTTGTACCGGAGTATTTCGGAGGTGCCTCGCACAAGTTTAAGATGCGTCCGCATCAAGGCAGAGCCATTATAAGAGGCACACAACAGCCTTTGTTGCTTGCCCATGAGGTTGGAACAGGGAAAACCTTTACTCTAATTTCTACAGCAATGGAAATGCGCCGTTTGGGTACTGCACGCAAACCCATGATTGTAGTGCAGAATGCTACTGTTGGACAATTCGTTGCAAGTGCAAAGGAACTGTACCCCAACGCCAAGATACTGACACTTGAAGAAGCAGACCGCAGTGCAGAGGGCAGAAAGAACTTTTATGCCAAGATACGCTACAACGATTGGGATATGATTGTCATTCCGCAGTCTACCTTTGAATTTATCCCCGACAGCGAGGAAAGGGAAATGACTTTCGTACAGGACAAGATTGAGGAGAAGATGCTCATTCTTGAAAAGATGAAAGAAGAAGACCCGGACGGAAAAAATATGATTACCCGACAGGCTGAACGGGAAATCGAATTATTGGAGGAGCAGCTTGCTGGACTTGCAGACAATGCTTCAAAGAAACGTACCGCCAATGATGAAAAGAAACGTGCTGTAGCTTTGCAGAACGCAGAGGTTAAAGCTATGGAAATGCTTGACCGCCGAACTGACGATGTGGAGAACTTTGACGATATGGGCATTGATGCTTTACTTGTAGATGAAGCGCACGAGTATAAGCACCTCGGATTTGCCACTGCCATGCAGCGTGGAGTTAAAGGTGTGGATCCGTCATACAGCAAGAAGTCACAAGGCGTGTTCCTGAAGACACAGGCTATCTTGGAAAAAAACAACGGACGGAACGTAATCTTCGCAACCGGTACACCCATCAGCAACACCGCCGCAGAGATTTGGACGTTCATGCGCTATCTCATGCCCGCTGATACGATGAAAGAGTACGGTATCTATTACTTTGATGACTTTGTGCGCAACTTTGGTAACATTCAGCAGATGCTGGAGTTCACCACAAGTGGAAAGTTCAAAGAGAACAACCGCTTTGCTGGGTATGTCAATTTGCCTGAACTGGTGCGTATATGGTCGGGAGTGTCCGATACCGTCCTAACCAAAGAAGCCGGCGGCGTAAAGGACAAAATACCCGAAATGGAGGGAGGAAAGGCACAAGACCTTTATCTGCCACAGACACGCGCATTACGTAGCATCATGAAGTTCGTAAAGAACGAACTTGAACATTATGAACAGATGAGCGGAAAGGAGAAGAAAGAGAACAGCCACATCCCGCTCACGATGTACGGTATTGCCAAAGCCGCTGCCGTGGATGCCCGATTGGTACAATCTGATGCCGAAGATGATGTAAACAGTAAGACTCATGAAGCCGTTCGACAGACATTGCGCTCGCTGAAAGAAACAGCCGATTACAAAGGTACGGTTGCCATTTTTGCCGACAATTACCAAAACAAACAGAGTGGCTTCAACCTTTATGATGACATCAGGGATAAGCTGATTACAGAGGGGGTTCCTGCAGATGAGATTGTGATAATGAGGTCGGGAATGACTGTCAAGAAAAAACTTGAAATCTTTGAAAAGGTAAACCGTGGCGAGGTGCGTGTGATTCTCGGTTCGACCTTTACACTCGGTACAGGCGTGAACATTCAGGAACGCTTGCACACGCTGATACATTTGGATGCGCCTAACCGTCCAATGGACTATACCCAACGTAACGGACGTATTTTGCGACAGGGAAATCTGCACAAGGATATGAATAAACCTGTACGTATCTTGCGTTTCGGTGTAGAGGATAGTCTGGACGTTACCGCCTACCAACGCCTGAAAACAAAGGGGGCCATTGCCGATAGTATTATGAATGGCAAGCAGATGATGTCGAACAGTATGACCAACCGTGTGCTTGAGGAGGAAGAAGATGTGTTTGGAGATACTATAGCACAACTCTCCGGCAGTGAGTATGCTATGCTGAAAAACAATGCGGAAAAGAATGTACGCAAGTATGCAAGCCGTAAAAAGCAATGGGAAACAGACCAAGCCTACATCCATAATGCCAAGCCAAGGTTAAAAGCCTTTATCAAAGATGCTGAAAAGCGCATTGAGGATAACAGCCGATCCTTGGAGGCTGTACGGGTATCATTCCCCGATGAACAATTCAAAGAGATTATAATCGGCAAACATCGCTTTACCTCTGTTGATACAATGGATGATTTCTTCAAGGAACACAACAAGACTGTTCTTGCTGAAATGAAGCAGATGAAAGACGGTGATATTTCAGGGGAACAAAAGCGGGAACTGACTATACAGATAGGCAATTTCCCATTCATTGTATCAACTAAATTGACAAGACAGACCATGCGTGATGGTACAACTTTGTTCAATGACGTTGAGAGAAAAATGACTTATTCATGTACAGAACTTGGTATCGAGGATGTTCCTGTACGTCAAAATCTGCTCCGTAATGCCATTGAGGATATTACCGGCAATGTGATTACAGGAAAAAACTTTACCGAAAGATTGGAAGCCGCTGAGCGAAGCAAGAAACACAATGAGGCCGAATTGAAAGAACTCCTGTCAAGAGAGGGAAAACCTTTTGAGTATGAAGAAGAATTGGCACAAGCGAAATCGCAGTTGGAAGAATATGCCGAACTGATGAAAAAAGAATTGGAAGAAAAGGAAGCCAAGTATGCGGAAATGGATGCCACAGTAGAAACGGCAAATAATGTTTCTACCTCGGAAGAAGATGATGAATTAAAACGTGAAGATGATGGTGCATACACCGATGATGAGGTCAGCTATGATAATGACTCGGTGGCAAAACTGCTTGGACAGTCAAGGAGAACTGCAAAGCAACGGAGGAAATTTGCACAACGTGAACGCCAAAGAATGGCAGAGCGCGTGGTAAGCCTGACAGAGAAACTGCATCTTGACAATGTGGAGGTTGTTACCGATGCCTCAACACTGGATGGTAAGAAACAGCGTGCGAAAGGATTCTACTCAAAGAGTACAGGAAAGATAACTATTGTCATCCCTAATCACACGAGCATGTTTGACGTTGAGCAGACCCTACTTCACGAGGCTGTGGCACACTACGGCTTACGGCAGTTGTTCGGAGAACATTTTGATACATTCCTTGATAATGTATTCAACAATGCCGATGAAATTATACGCAGACGTATTGTAGATATGGCTTCAAAGAATGGTTGGGATTTCCGCAAGGCTACCGAAGAATACCTTGCCGGACTTGCCGAACACATTAATTTCGAGGAAGCACGTAAAAACGGTTGGTGGCAGAGGATAAAACAATTCTTCTTTGAAATGCTCGACAAATTGGGCTTTTCCGATTTTAGAGGGGTTACTTTGACGGATAATGAACTCCGTTATATCCTTTGGCGTAGTTATGAAAATCTGAAAGAAGGTAAGCACAGCAACCTGTTCGAAGAAGCTGCCGACATTGCTATGCAGCACAAGTTGAGGGTTGGCGAATTTGCCGACACCTCAACCGATGATGTACTGAACCGAGACGGTGATCCCGAAATACACGAGCGTACTTTGGCACGAGCAAAATATGAACAACGTGTGAAGAGTGGAATGTATCAGTCACAGGAAGCCTTGCAAGATAGTATGCTTGGTTTGAAAGAAGCAATGACCGCAATCCTCGGCAAGAATACCCGAATGGAAGATGTTGATGGATTTGAAAATGCCTACTTAGGTGAGAACCGCTTATCAAGTGTGAACAAAGCCGAAGCCGATGCCTTTGCGCACCTATTGTTCAAGCCAATGCTTGAAGAAGTAGCCAAACTTGCACATAATACAGCAGAGCGCGAGGAACTGACCGATTATATGATGGCTAAACACGGTCTTGAACGCAATAGAGTAATGGCAGAGCGTGATGCACAAAAGGACTTTGCGGAATATCAGAAGCAGCATCCGAAGAGTACAAAGGCCTTGCAGGACTTTATCGACGAGTGTCGTAAGCGTGATTATGCAGGTCTTACTGCCCTTACAGGTATGGAAGAGATTGTAGATGCAGAAGCCGAAGCACAGGTTATGGTAGATGAGTACGAAAACGCACACGACACCACCGCATTGTGGAGCAAGGTTAATGCCGTCAGCAAGGCAGTCCTTTCCAAGTCTTACGAGTGCGGAATGATGAGCAAGGAAACCTACGACAGTGTAAGAGATATGTATGAGTTTTATATCCCTTTGCGTGGATTTGATGAAAAAACGAGTTCTGAAGCATACGCTTACCTTACACATAAGCAGAGTCTGTTCAATGCACCTATCAAGAAAGCAGAGGGAAGACGCTCTAAAGCAGATGATCCATTTGCCAACCTACAATCTATGGCCGAGAGTGCCATTATGCAGGGAAACCGCAACAAACTCGTGAAGCAGAAGTTCTTGAACTTTGCCCTCAACCATCCGAGCGACCTTGTTAGTGTGAGTGATTTGTGGTTGCAGTATGATGCGGTTGCTGATGAATGGAAGCCGATATTCCCCGACAATATTGACATCAACGATAGTCCCGAAGAGGTAGAGCGAAAGATGAACGAATTTGAGGATAAGATGAAGCAGCTTGCTGAATCTGCCCCCGATAATTACAAGCACGGCAAGGATGCGGTAAACATTCCGTACCGTGTGGTAGAGAACCGTAATTTGCGACAGCATCAAGTGGTGGTGAAGCGAAACGGCAGAGACTATGTGATTACCATCAACGGTAATCCGAGAGCTGCACAAGCATTGAACGGACAGACGAACCCGGATAATGATATCAGCGGAAGTATCGGTCAGCTTGTACATCTCATTGGAGATGTGAATAGAACACTGTCCTCATTGTACACCACATTACAGCCGGACTTTATTGCAAGTAACTTCTTGCGTGATATGGTATATTCTAATTCTATGGTGTGGGTTAAGGAAAGTCCGAAATATGCTATTCAATATAACATGAACTTTGCGAAGTTACCTATTGTAAGAATGGTTATGTTATTGGATAAATACCGCAGGGGAACGCTTGATATGAATGATGAAATAGAGAAAATGTTTTATCAGTTCATGATGAACGGTGGCGAGACAGGATTTTCAAGAATGGCAGACATTGACGAGCATAAGAAAGAAATCAAGAAGATGCTGAAAGCGGCGAATGAAAAAATTCCTGCCCATGTGGTACGTGAATGTATGGCTACCTGGATAGGCGAAGTGGGACGAGGTATAGAGATGCGTGCTCGATTTGCCGCCTTTGTAACAAGCAGGAATGCGGGACGGACAATAGACCGCAGTATTTGGGATGCCAAGGAAATCAGTGTGAACTTCAACAAGAAAGGCGCAGGTGATAAGTTCTTGGGGGCTGAAGGACAAACCATGTTGGGAAATGTAGCAGCCGGTGTATCGGGTGCAGGACGAGCCGGATATATCTTTTGGAATGCCGCCCTGCAAGGAACGTTCGGAAACTTCTTGAAGTATGCGATGAGGCATCCCGGCAAAATGGGTACTGTCGTTGCATCATGGTATGGTTTAGCCATGCTTGTTACCGCACTTGCTTCGGCTGGAGGTGATGATGACGATGACAGCTACTATGACATACCCGAACATACTCGCAGACAGAACCTCATTGTCAAGGGACCCGGTAACGCATGGATAAAGATTCCTTTGCCTATCGAGTACCGAGCTGTGTATGCGATGGGAGAACTTACCGGTTCTTCCCTGTTCCATAACGAGAAATTGGAGGTTAGCGATGTATTGGCACAGATGAGCCAATTGCTTCCCGTAGATATGATGGAGGGGACAAAAGCGTTGTGGCCAAGCAGCGTCAAGCCGATGGTGGAAGTATCGAATAACGAGAGTTGGTACGGTAGTCCGATATGGAAAGATACACCCTACAATAAATATATGCCGAATTGGACGAAAGCCTATAAGAGTGCGAATAAAGACCTTGTAAACCTTTCTGAAACACTGAACGAAGTCAGTGGAGGAAGCAAGTATAGGAAAGGTACTATTGACTTGAATCCTGCTGCCATTGAGTATCTATTGAAACAATACACCGGCGGCTTCTTCACTGTAACCAACCAAATTCGTAATTTGATCAATGTGGGAACAGGTGAAAAAGATTTTGATTGGCGTTATGTTCCGCTTGCCAACCGAATGTTGATGAGCGGTGGCGATGAACGTAATGTAGGTAGGGGGCTGGATGAGAAGTTCTTTGGTTATTTGGATGCATACCGTGCAAAGGCGAGTGAATTCAGCGCCATTAAAGGTGATTTGAGTTTACCGTTGGAGAAGAAAGCAGAACTGATAAGCGAGATTATCATTGATCCTGAATATGTAAAAATGAAAGGAATGGAACGTATTTACTCAAAACTAAAGAAAGCTTATGATACTGCTAAGGAAATCGGAGATACCTCAAAAGCAGAAGAACTTGAAAAGAGGATTAATGAGTTAAAGCGGAAATTCATTTTAGAGATGGAGCAAGACGAACGTAAATAGTTAAACCTAAAATGATTGCTTGGGGTACTACTTTTGTACTCAAAGCAATCATTAAACAACGAAAATATGCATAATAAAGGCAAAGGAAAATTGTTACCAATGAGCCGAATTGCGCCGAAACGGAATGAATTATCTGAAATTGATACCGTTGCTTCCGCAAAGCGGTATGGTGACCGCAGAGCATTTGATATTCTAATGGAAGCGCAGTACTATTGGAATCAGATGGAGGACTTTCGAAAAGACCGGGAACGCAATAAACGCTATACTTATGGTTTTCAATGGGATGATATGATTTGTGTTGATGGTAAATCCATGACTGAAGAAGAATATATCAAGAGCCAAGGTAATGTGCCATTGAAAAATAATCTTATTCGTCGGCTTGTACGCAGCGTATTGGGGGTGTACCGCAGCCAAAGTAAAGAACCTACCTGTACAGCACGTGATAGAGACGAACAAAAACTTGGTGAAACAATGAGTACTATATTACAATGCAATATGCAACTCAACCGAATGCCCGATGTGTATGCTCGAAGTATGGAAGAGTTTCTAATCAGTGGCTTTATTGTTCATCGTAAATCATACGGCTGGCGTAATGGGAAAGAAGACTGCTGGACGGATTATGTACAGCCGAACAATTTCTTCATTGATAACAATATGAGGGATTTTAGAGGTTGGGATGTGTCCGTGCTTGGAGAAGTACATGATATATCTTTTGGGCAACTGTGTGAGCAATTTGCTTCCAGTCCGCAAGAATATCGTGAGCTTCGTGATATTTATAAGTGGGCTGCAAGAAAGGATTATATAGCCACTTACGCAGAGCGATTTGGGTATAGTCGGTTAGAAAATTACGATTTTCTTTTTACCAGTGAGCCGGGAAGATGCAGAGTAATAGAAATATGGCGTAAGGAACAGAAGCCGAGATACCGTTGTCATGATTACCAAAATGGTGACATTTTCAAGATAGATGAGGAAGATTATGCACAAGTAGTACTTGCCGAAAACGAAGAACGTATGCGTATGGCCAAGGAGGTGGGTATGCCTGAAGAAGAAGTACCGTTGATAAAAGCTACTTGGTTTGTAGATGATTACTGGTATTTCTATTATCTATCTCCATTTGGTGATATATTGAGGGAAGGGGAGACGCCCTACGAACATGGCAGTCATCCATACGTTTTCAAAGCTTATCCGTTTATTGATGGTGAAATACACTCATTCGTGGCGGATGTGATAGACCAGCAACGATACACCAATCGATTGATAACGCTTTATGACTGGATTATGAGGGCAAGCGCAAAAGGTGTATTGATGATGCCGGAAGATTCTTTGCCTGATGGTGTGAGCATTGACGATATTGCAGAGAGCTGGACGGAGTTCAATGGTGTCATTGTGTACAAACCAAGCAAAAGTGGCAAGGTACCGGAACAGGTAGCCAACAACTCCACGAACATAGGTATTGCTGAACTACTGAATATGCAATTGAAATTCTTTGAGGATATTTCGGGAGTGACTGGTGCATTGCAGGGAAAGCCGGGATATTCGGGGGAAAGTGCATCACATTACAATCAACAGACAGAGAATGCTACAAAATCATTACTAGATTTGCTTGAGTGTTTTAGTTGCTTTGTTGTGGACGGGGCATACAAAGATGTGAAGAACATGCAGCAGTTTTATGATACGAAACGTGTGTTCAATATTGCTGGTAGGAGTGGTGCGCAAATTGAATATGATCCGAAGAAAATCCGGGATGTAGAATTTGACTTAAGCATTACTGAAAGTACATCCACCCCTGCATACAGACACCTCGCCAATGATATTCTGATGCAGTTGTTCGGAGTTGGTGCTATCAGTGTAGAGCAGCTTCTTGAACACGGGGACTTCCCGTTTGCCGATGAATTGTTGCAGAGTATCAAGTCACAGAAAGAACAGATTGAGCAGGGCCAAGTTCCGGACGGAATTTCACCTCAACTGATGCAGAAAATTCAGCAGGGTGCAAATATGAACTCTGTCAATATGCTTTACAATGCGATGAAGCAACCCCGTGTCGCAGCATAAGATTGCCTACGACCACATCAACGAGAACCCGGACCAGCCGGAACTCTCAAGCAACAAAATCGTTGCGGATGTATATCTTGATAATAGAGGTATATGCTTCCGAGGTCGTTGGGATGAATGGCTCATAAGAGAAATTCTTGATTTTCGACCTTGGCAGGAACAGGAGAAAAAACGAATGGAGAACCTTGCCAACTTCAAGGATGAGGAAGATGACATTTGGACACGAGGGAAGGAAAAGAGGATAAAACTTTGCAATTCCTGCTGTTGAAACAAAGGGCGAATAGATTATCGGTCTATCCGCCCTTTATTTATATTATTGAGAGTTGCCAACACTCTATCCAAGTTTCTTCGGTATCATCGAACAATACCTTACAAACATTTCCGGATACATCAACTTCAAGTACCGTTCCGCGTTTCCAGTTACCATAGCACATTACACGGCTTCCTTTGCAGATGTTTCTTCTGATGTTATCCATTGCAATAGGGTCATTCGTAAGGGTCGCAATGCCGTCAATCCCTTGTTTCTTGTCGTATTTACTTTCCATTGCCTTTCCTCTTTTTGCTATTCTTCGCAACGAATTCCATATACTGCCTGCGCTTCACCGTAACTACCTCTTTCGGCAAAGCACCATTGCCATTGCGATATGGAGTACAGTAGAAGCACTCCCTCTCCAAATCGTTCACAAACACGTTGTGAGACACATAGCCTTTCTGTTTCAGTTTGCGGAAATTGAATCTATCCATAATTATGAGTTTACCACTTTTTCCATTGGGCATAACGTAATAACGTTCACCTGTTTCCTCATGTGCTTTGTCTGCTTGCACTACCGCTTCATTTAAACGGATTGATGCACGTAATTTTTTGATAATGTTCATTGTTTATTAGTTTATTAAATTAAATGTTTAATTTTATATTGTTGCTGCCGAAACAGCTTTCTTTCTTCTCTTAACAGTAAATCGGCCAACACGAGGTACAATTTTGGGAGTATCCATTTCAAAGAAGCAGATATGCAGTCCGATAGCCCTTGTCATTAATAAGTCATCATGCTTACCGGTAATTGCGCCAAAAGCACCGTTCGGCTTTTTCTCATAACACAGATATTCATCCAAACAACGTTCATCACGTTCTGTGTACAGGTTCTCACGAATAACTTTGACTAATGTTGATATAATCATCGGTTTAGTAGAAATGTTGGTGTGAAAACCGTATTTTGTAGGTAATCCCTCGCGTACATCTTCTTCTGACTGTTTGCGTGCATACAGGTTGGGATATATATCCTTTATTTGGTTAAGAATAAATCCGGATTGGTCACCATCCACTTGCCGCTCCTTATCATGAGTTTCCAACGTGTTGCTCTCTATTACCAAGAGCGAGTTGTCATAAAACGCTGCTATTTGTGCCGCTTTCCACGCAAGCTGGTCGATGTCGCAATGCCCATACCATTGGGCAACCACGACAGGCCTGTCGCCGTCAATCATGAATAAACGATCGAACACGACAATGACAGAGAAGTCGGCTTTATTGGAACGGCCTCCCACATCGACAACAGTGAGGTAGCGGTCTGTGACAACTTCCTTTTCATCTATTTCAGGAAGTTCCCAAATATGTAACAACCCCTGTTTGTCTTCCACAAAACGCAAGTTCTGCAAAGCGTTCTTGCCTTCGTCTGCATCGGCGTAGACTTCGCCGACATATTTAGGCTTCTTGCAGGTACCACGCATTGCGTCCACCTTGTATTTGTCAAACACACGCGCTCCTGAATGAACAAAGGCTTCAATATCGTCGGACGGAAATTCGGCAGCCATTTGTCCATGATCATTATACTTCCTACGTTCGGCTATATACCAGTTGATAGCTTCGAGTGTAGCCCCTTTCTCCCATAACCACCAAAGATACTTACCACATTCTTCACGTTCGGAACTAGTATTTTCATTGTTACGGTTTTTATAGAGCCATTCTGCAAAACCTTGTTTTTCTTTATCCGAATTGAAAGCCAGCGTGTATTGTTCTATGTCGAACCATGATACGAACATGGCTTCGAACTGGGAATCCCCTTTCTTTGCTGCGGTATATTCCCTGTGAAAGAAATTTCCTGTACCATTCGCTGTACTCTCATAGACAATCATAGTGTATGGTTTTAGGAGAATACCCGAACAGGCCGACCGCACAATATCTTCTGGTTTCTTACCTTCCGTTGCTTTCCATATTCCTACTTCTGAAAGATGTACAAGGTTATAATCTCCACCTCGGCAACTATCCGGGCGTTCCGCTGTACCAATTTTAATTTTACAGTTTCGTTGAGGAACACGGTATATGCTACCCGATTTACCCACTCCTACAAGTTTCGGCTCATTCTCATTGTAAAGCTCATCAATCTTGTGAAGCATTTCGACTGGATATTTTTTAATCATCCTGTCGAACATATCTTTGATTTCATCGGAACCTGCACCTTGATGTGCTATTATGAGTGAATTCAGTCCTATTTTGTGAAGGAGTTGCAACCATGCCATATAAAGCTGTGAAGTGGTAGAGCCGCCCCATTGTCGCGCCTTTAGTAGAATAATACGTATTGGCTTTCCTGCAATACGTAATTTTTCGAGCCGTTCCACAAAGCGACGTTGCGGTCTTGTAAGACGGAACAATACATCTTCTCCACCACCTTTATTCTTGATATAAACGAATGTAGCTGCCCAAAATGGAAAGTCCTCGCGGCTACGTATGCGTACAAATTGCTCTATAACTTTCAGCCGATCATCCGGATTGTCTTCTACTCCCATGTAATCCGTAAGGAATTTGGCAATAGAACCTGCTTCCACAAGTTGACGTACAAGCGGTATTTTCATTACACGCTTTGGTAGCCATTGATTGCGTATAGGAAAATCACTAATGGTACATTTGACACGTCCCCCTACAGAACCTTCGCCGGTAATAGGATTAAATTTTGCATAAATAATTGAATTACGGCGTTCATTCTCTATTAGTATATTGGTAATGGCTTTTATGTTTATATTACCTTTAATCATGTGACTTTTTTATTATCGGCTTGTTAAGCAGAGCCACAAGGAAACCTAACATATAACACCATAGGTGTAATATTGCATTGGTGTGTGGAAATAAGAAACCTGCAGTAAGATAGAATATCATCCACAACTGGTAATATTGTTTGCGTAATACTTCAAACGAGATTGAGCCAAATAAAACAAATACTATTCCCGATAATCCTACTGTTGGTGATGTCATTTCACCAATAAAACACTCAATAGTGTCAATTGGAATCGTAACAGCAATTATGTAAGCTAGTACTAACCGCCATATTCCAATGTCATAAATAAAAACCATTGAAAGCAAACACCATGAATTAAGGGAAGCGTGCAGAATGTTTGCGTGAAAAAATGGGTACAATACACGTCCGGCAATATCACTTCCTGCGTAAATGCCTACAGTTTGCCAATCCCATACTTTGAAAAATGACAAACCTACAACAATAGTAGAAATTACAAGAGCCGTAATCTTTTCCATTTTTCTTGTATCCATTGTTTTCTTGCTTTACATACCATTACTTTTGCACTGCCTGGCGTAAGGTAGAATTTAGGAGCAGGTTGTGCAATAACTTTGGCGCACAGTTCGGAAATAGTTAATTCAGGACATTCTTCTTGAAGCTTAAATACCCGATTATAAATTTCTTCATACATCTCTTTTTTCAATGGGCACATTGTGCTCAAATCTGTTTTACCTCTCATCATTGCAGAAATAATCAATGCAGCACGTATGTCACTAACCCAAAAGCGGCGAGAGGGCATATTGACTATTATTTTGTATACCTCGGACATACGGATATAGTCGCATGATGAAATGTATTCATCGTATGCTCTCATTAAATCGTCCATACGTTCCTTTGAGTATTCCATTATAGCGCCTTTATGCTTCATTTTTCTATTTATCTATGTTCCAAAGTTATAGATTGGAGCGTAAAAAGATAAACGTGGAATCCTTCTTTCCCTCGCTATTTTTGCTTTGTAGATAAAGACTAAAATTTATTTTTCTCACATTATACCTAATAATATGGAAGTTAAGAGCAATCGCGAGCGATACACAGATCGATTGAAAGCAAAGTATCCCGATAAAGAGTTTGCTGACGACGAGGCATTATTCGCTCAAATTAACGACGAATACGACGGTTTGGACAAAGAATTGTCTGGCTATAAAGAACGGGAAAAAGCACTTTCCGATCTTTTTGCGAGTAATCCACGTAGTGCAGCATTTCTTACTGATTGGCGTAAAGGGGAGGACCCAATCATCGGTATGATACGCAAATTTGGTGATGATTTTAAAGCTGCACTTGAAGACCCAGAGAAGCAAGAAGCTCTTGCTGCTGCCAACAAAGAGTATGCGGAACGAATAACCAAAGAGAAGGAGTTTGAAGAACAGTATCAGCAGAACATTAATGCGACTCTTTCTACTCTTGAACAAATGCAGCAGGAGGAAGGTATTTCTGATGATGAAATAGATCAAGCAATGGAGTTTCTGATTGGAATTATGAAGGACGGACTTCTTGGTAAATTCACTCGTGATAGTATTCAAATGGCTATCAAGGCTATCAAACATGATAGCGATGTAGAAACAGCCAGTCATGAGGGAGAAGTGAAAGGACGTAATAGTAAGATTGAGGAAAAACTACGCAAAGGGAGCAAGAGTGACGGTACTGCTAATCTTGCAGGAAAGAATGGAGGTGGTAATGCAGGCTCACGACAAATGCCAGATCTTGGTGCAATAAGTCGATATGATGGTGCACAAAATATTTGGGAACGTGGAGGCGAAAAACGTAGGTCAATAAACAAATAAAGATACACAATTCATTTATTAACAATTAAAATTTCAAGCAATGAAGAAAGTAATGAATTTCTTTTGTCGCATTACGCTAATGATATTAGCGTTTGTGACGAGTGCATCAAGCGGTGTCATGATGGCTGACGCATCAAACCTGCCAGATGCAGGTAAAATGACAGCCGGTGCAGACGGTACGGGTGGAACAGATGGTATTGCCACAGAAACCGGTGGTCGTGAAAATGGAGACCCGAATTTTTACTTAAGCGATGTAGATAAGCGCATTGTGAAAATTCGTCCGATGGCGACACCTATTGATCAAATTAGTCGTTATGCGAAATCAAGTAGTACTAATTCTTTTGAGGTGAAGTACTATAGTGTGGGTACACGCGAAATAAAGTGTAGTACTAATAAAAAATTGGAAGCAATGACGGGTGGTGCAAGTGTTTCTTTGCCAGTGAGTGATCTGAATATGTTCACATTGGATGACACTATCCGTGTGGTAGGTGTAAGTGCTATTACTAAACCGGATGGGACTGCATATTCAGAAAGTGACAGCAATGTTCCTGACCTTGAACTTTGTGTGTGCGGAAAGGATAGTTCAACTAATTTGCCGACAGTCTATGCAGTAAATGGGAAAATGGATGATTCAAGCAAGCAACCCATTCTTTTACCAGAGATTCCGCAAGGAACGACTCTTGTCCGTATGGGAAAGGCCTGTGGTGAACTGGATGTGCAGACTGGGCGTTTCAACAATATTCCTATGCCGGAAACACAGTACTGTCAGAACTTCATGATACAGGTAGAACAGTCTACCTTTGACAAGATTGCTGCCAAAGAAGTGAATTGGAACTTTTCCGATATTGAAGAAGATGGTGTATATGATATGCGCCTTGCCATGGAGAATACCTACTTGTTTGGCGTTAAACAGGTTATCAAACATGTTGCCAAGGACGGTATGAATACCTGGTTTACAGGGGGAATCTGGTGGATGGCAGGAAAGGATATCGAGGTTGGTGAATGGAACAGCGAAAAGAACTGTGCCGAGATTACTGATGAAAATCTCGTGGATATAACCAAAGACCTTTTTGTCGGTACTGGTATCGGTAATAAGCGTAAGATTTTATTCTGCGGAAGTGATATGCTTTCGGCATTCTCCAAGATTAAGAGTGAGAAATTTCGTTTGAAAGATACCGTTGAGGTTTGGAACTTGAAATTTAAATCTTGGGATACTGACTTCGGAGAAGTTCTTACCATTCATCATGAATTATTTGATGTGAATGGTATGAGTGATTGCGGTTTTGCCATGGATCCGGAATACCTTTCCAAGAAAACCCACGTGTCTTGGGCACGCAATGTGCTTGACTTGAAGAAAGCGGGTATTCGTCGTACCGATGCAGTAGTGATTCAGGAAGTAAGTTGCTTATATCTGCGTTATGCAAAGGCACATGCGCGTATGAGACTTGCAAAGGCACCTGCAACAGTAGAAGATAGTGGTTCAGAAACTGCTTAATTCTTAATTAGAGTATAAATAAATCAAATTATTAATCGGGGGATGGGATAGAAGTCCTATCCCCTTTTTAATTCATTCGACAATATGATTATTAAAACTTACATAGCGAACACCAATATTAGTATTAATGTTGTGCTTCCAAGCAAAAAGAATTTTCATATAACGTTTACTCCCTTGTCAAATGGTAGTAGTGTATTTACCACAGATAATGAAATCTTACAAAGGTCAATAGAGAGACATTACAACTTTGGAAAGTTGTTTAGACTCCAAACTTCACAGGGGCAAAGTGCTGAAAGAAAGGCGACAGACAAACAAAAGGTTACTTCTTTAAAGAATCAGAAAGAAATTCCGGCTGTTGAGAATGTAGACAAGACTGAATTGGATAACAACGAGAACGTTGAGCAAAACGGAGAGACGGAAGATAACGCAGGGGCAGGGAATGATGAAACTGTTTGCAAGGTCAAAATGAGTGATATTGCAGCTGCTAAGGATTATCTTGCTGACAAATTCGGTATCAGCCGTACTTCTATGCGTTCTACTAAAGCCATTCTGGAACAAGCTGCAGCTCATGGAATAGAGTTCGAAGGATTGTAATAATAAAGTAATAGCGTATGACGGTATATCATCTTGACGAGATAGCTGGAGATGTTCGTATAGCACTTGACCAAAACACAACGAGTGATGTATTGAAAGAAATTGGTGATGTAGACACGCTTGCATTAAACGACATCATTAAATCAAAGATTATTGAGGCTGTAAAACGTGTGCACAGTTCTGCACCTCCTTATCTACTCGATGGAGGACATAACTTCGGAGATGAGGTGTATTGGCAGAAATGTGAAAGTGGTTGGGTGTTATTGCCGGAGGATTTTATGCGTTTTGTTGTTTTCCAGATGAGCGATTGGGAGCGTGCAGTATTCTACCCTATAAATGTCGACGATCCTGAATACGAGAAGCAATCTTCCCGGTTCAAAGGAATACGTGGCACTACACAACGTCCTGTATGTGCTATTTCTATACGACCAGAGGGGAGGGTATTAGAGTTTTATTCTTGTAAAAGTCAGGATGCAACGGTCAGTCGTGCGGTTTATCTTCCTTATCCCAAGATAGACAAATACGGTGCGATAGAGATTTGTCAGCGATGTTATGACGCGGTGGTGTATACTATTGCCGCATTAGTATTAACAACGTTCGGTGATGTGGAGAAAAGCTCTGCATTGAACGAATTAGCTAAATCAGTATTAATATGAGTTCGATAAAATCAACGCAGATAGATGGTGATGTTTCCGTCAGTCGTAATGCGGCAGTAGGTGGAGATGTTACCGTCCAAGGTAAAACCCATTTAAAAGGAAACGTAAAAATAGAGGGGTGGCTTGAGGCAAAGAATATCAAAGCAGCTAGTAAAGGTCTCTTTACTACTATTGAAAAATTGAAAGCAGCCTACCCGTTTCCGCATGACGGTTGGTGGGCACTTGTCGGGCTTTCCTTACCTGCTCCTATATACGTGGGTGATGGAGGCGAGTGGGTTCCAACTGGACAGACAGGTGGTAATCCTTCTATAGACAGTGGTAAATTTAACGAAGCTGTTGAAAAGCTACAAGAAGATATTACTAAATTACAAGATGATGTATCGGATATAGAGGATAAAAATAACTCGCAAGATACTAACCTTACTACACTTGGGAATAGTGTCAATTCTTTGCAGGAACAGGTAAATACAACCAAAGACACCGCCAACAAAGCAAGTGCCAAAGCGAATGAGGTAGGAAACCAATTGAATGACTTTAAGGGAACGAAAGGAGAAAATGGTGGTATTGCACCTCTTAATGAGTATGGTAAAGTACCTAGCCGTTATTTACCGGCTTCTATGGATGATGTGAAAGATTTCGACGGTTTCGTGGAAAAAGTGGTTGTTCAACCATCGTCTATCGGGAAAAGTTCAACGGATGATGGATGTAAGATTTACTACCATAAGGACACCGATTCGCTTGTTCTTTTCTATGACGGTGTATATTACAACAACTGGCTGGATTCCGAATTGTTTGGAAATGAAACTATTGACGGGATAACTCCTGTTTCGGATAAGGTGTATTCTGACACAATTACAAACAAGACTTATCGTTGGAGCGGTTCGGCACTTGTTATCATTGGTTCAGATCTCGCCCTTGGCTATACAAGTTCGACCGCATTTCCGGGCGATGAGGGTGCGGATTTAAAGCAGAAAATGCTACAAGCCAATGAAGATATTACGGAAAACAAGAACGTATTGTTGTCCCATTACAAACAGATAGTAGCACGAAGCGTAGTAAATGTGAACCAACTCTTTGGGCTTACTAATCGTAAGATAACATTCTCGGTGGCTCTTGATAGATGTGCGACATCCGAATGTGCTGAATCTTTGCAAATACCAGGTGTTGTGCTTACCTTTCAGACTGAAGCAGGTTGGCAGTCCAAACAATGGGTTATCACTGATGATTGGAATAAGGAAAGCAACTGGACGGACTTCGGAGCTTCCAACGGAGAAAGCGTTGGCAACACAATCAATGTAAACGCCCTGTGCAAAGATGTGGAATATACGCTATCCACCGCCATAAAAGCAATTATTGACCTTGAGCAAGAGAGCGGAGTGGCATACATTAAGAGCGGTATTGTAGTGACATTCAAGACTGCAGAGAGCGACACCAACGGTGCACCTGTATGGCTTGCCTATCAATTTACACGAGAAGTAAGCGATGTAAACCCGGATGATTTGAAGCCGTGGGTAGCCTTTGGAAACGGAGGTGGCAAGGTGGAAACATCGGACACCCCAGCAGAGGGAGGAAAAGATGCACTTTCAACAGGCGGTGCTTACGCGATGCAGGAAAAAGCAATCGCTGGTTTTGACGAGGAAAGCGATGAGGATTATATCTACTACAAAGCTGTGAACCTGAATGGTGGACAAATAGAAGATGTGATACTGAAAATACCTAAGAACGGAGGTGGAGGCGGTTCCAGCGAGGACAGTACCCTATCCATTTATTTTGAGGATGTCGCTCCCATTGTAGCGTTCGGTTCTGACATAAAAATTAATGTGGCCCTACGTAGTGTGAGTTATCCGGGAGGTGTAGAAACACTTGGCGTTATCCGTAATGTGAGCATAATTGATGCAAGTACGGGACTAACCCTATTTAGCGAGGACATGAATATCGTAGGTTCTGCAAGTGCCACAGACTACAAGTTTGAACTTGACTTTACTGGCTATTTCAGCGGAGCGGCGAGCAAGAGTTTCTTTGTGCAAGCTACAGATGCTGACGGAAATACTAAGAAGAAAGCCATTACAGTAGTAGCCGTGGACATCACCGTGGAGCAGCCTATGGCATTGAACTACACAAGTGACACTGTTCTTACCGTAGGTGGATCCGCCAAGAACATCGGACAGTTTTATAAATTTCCCAATAACACATCATCCATACTTGCGACCGTGGAAATGTACTACAACGGAGAATGGAAGAAACTCGGTGAAGCAATGGTAAGCGACAGTTATACCAAGAGTATATCCGTAAATCCGAACGATGTGTTTGGTGGTGGTGAACGGCTCTCGCATGGTGCATATCCTGTGCGTATCTTCGGTACGGAAAGCAAGTCGGGGGTAAAAGGCAATACCATCTATTCAGCCCTTATGTGCATAGACGAGAATAATAGCACACCTATTGTCGCCCTCCGTTTCAATGACAAGAACAATGGTACATTGCGTCTGTATGACAATCTGACCGTAGAAGTAGCTGCCTATACACCTGGCAAGACAGAAACGCATATTGATGTCTTCTATGATGAAGAAAAGGTTACTTCTGTTGATGCCATGATTGCTGAAACGATTATCGTGAACAAGCAGATAAGCGGCTATAAGGCGGACGGAAGCCAAAGTATTACTGTACACGCTGAAAGTGGAAGTGTCAGTACCAATGAAATAGAAGTGACGGTTAAAGGAAGTGCCATTGACATTGCCATCAAGGACGGTGCTTTGTTTGGGTATGACTTCTCCACACGAAGCAACAGTGAAAGTGACCACACCATTATCAACAATGGGGTAAAGATGGAAATCAAAGGTGCGAACTGGTCAAGCAACGGATTTATAGACTATCTGAATGAACGCTCTTTGCGCATTGCCGAGAATGTGACAGCCGAGATATTGGATTACCGTCCTTTCGGAAATCCGTCCGTAGAAAGTGCTAGTGGTTGTGCTTTCCAATTCGCTTTTGCGACCAAGAACATCAAGGAAGCCAGCTCAAAACTCATAGAGTGTTACGATGCCGACAGCGGTGCCGGATTCTATGTATGCGGAAACAAGGTTGCTATTTTCTGCAAAACAGGTCAGCCGGCATTGGTAGAACGCTCTTTTAAGAACGGAGAAAAGCACACTATGGCTATCGTTGTAGAGCCTTCAACTATCTTTGTAACCCGTGGTGGCAGCAACTATTCATGCATGAAGCTGTATTTGGATGGCGAAGAGGTGGGCTGTATAGGATATATCAGTAACAGCGGAGCTATTCTCAACTCAAAGACTGTCACTTTTGACGGAACAGAGGGAGACCTATACCTTTATTACATCCTTGCTTACAACAGTTACTACGAGTGGGCACAGGCATTTAGAAATTACTTGTGCAAACTGACCGACACAACAGCGATGATTGATGAATATGAGAGGGAGAATTTGCTTGATACGCAAAACCGTCCGACTCTTGAATCTCTTGCCGCCAAAGGTATCCCTTACTATGTAGTTGTGAATGATCAGCAGACTTTTGACACCTTTGACGGAGATATTGACACGAGTAAGAAGTTCAAATGCACACTATTCTACTATGATCCCAAACGACCTTGGCGCAGCTTCAAGGCTATCAATGTGCAATGGCGCAGACAGGGAACGACATCGGCAAAGCGTCCTATCAAGAATGACCGTTTCTATCTTCAGAAGAATGACGGTTGGGAAGTTTCTCCTATCTATCCGGAATATACCAACGAAGATGCAAAGGTTTCGTATGACCTGATGAAATTAGGCTATGTACGTGTAGGCGAGAATTCTATACCTGTGAAAATCATCACGGTAAAGGTGGACTACTCCGATAGTAGCAATGCCAATGACTGCGGAGTTTGTAACCTTATGAATGCTACATATCGTGCCCTTGGCAACAACTATCTGACTCCGGCACAACGTGCCTTTGACGGAACATGGGTAAAAGGAGACATATCATTGAGCGGATTGACGATGAACCATTCGACTGCCAACCACCCGATTGCCGCATTCCGTTCGACTATGGAAAGTCTTACCGATGCTTGGTTCCATGCCAAAGGTAATTGGAAAGAGGATAAAGGCGAGCAGGTGGCACTCGGTTTTAAAGACACACCCGGCTACAACAAAGGGTGTTTGAACTATGGCGACTTCATCGAATACTTCGGCAGAAGAGACGAAACCCTTGATGAAATTGAATCACGCTTCAAAAGCGATAGTACCACAGACAAAAGTAAACTCTATATGCTCTCCCTTTATTGTGGCGAGAACTACCGCTTTATGGCATACGAGAGCGGTGCTTGGACTGCACAAAGCGGAGAAATGAAGCAGGTAGATGGCAAGTGGCAGATAACAGGTAAGGTGTTGAATCCTGTAAGCGGTTATGAACTGCTGACTTATGATGCCATGAACTGGTGGCAGGGAGTGGGAAGCATTGATGATATGATGGAACCGACCACGGCAGAATCATCGTGGGTAACAAAACTGAAACTCGGACAACCGACCTATCCGATGTGGACACGCTACTTCGAGTGTATGATAGACGATGACCAACTGCAAATAGACTTGGCTATGGGACGCAAAGTGCCTTACGACTTGTTTAACGTGTTGGTGTTCTGTGACAGTTGCGACTATGCCAAGGAGGAACTTAAAGACACTTGGAAGGAGATTTGGAAAGCGAAGATGTGGAAGTACATAAATCCGTACAGCCTTGTGTCGTACTATCTCTTTACGGACTACCTTGCCGCCGTTGACCAACAGGCGAAGAATATGCAACCTATGTGGTTCTTGGAGGACGGTTGCAGCGTGAAAGACGGAGTATATAGTGGAGCAAACGGTATGGAAGCCAGAAGAATGTACTGCAACAAGGTGTATGATTGTGATACCTGTAACGGCAAGGACAATGACGGTGGTCAGACCATTGATCCAGAGGTTGACCCTGGCGACTTGACGAGTAGCGCGTACGCAGGACGAGGCAGCGTGTTGTGGAACGACATACGCGGACAGCAGACTATGGAGGTGGATCAAAACGGTAACACCATTACGCTTTCGGCTATCGCTGACACCATGCGTTCACTTCCGGACACGCTCGGCATTGGTTCGGGGCCATTCTCTCCGAAAGGTGCGCTCCATTACTTCGTTACGGAAATATTGAAGAAGTGGCCAAAAGTGGTGTCAAGTTACGACGGAGAGCGTAAGTATATCAAATACACCGGATACAGCGATATTTATTTTTATGCTTTGCAGGGATTGGGACTTACTTCTCTACCGGCGTTCATCGAACAACGTTGGAGAATCCGCGACGGCTACTACCGTTGTGGCGACTTCAAAGCAGAGAGCGGTTATATAGGTGGTCGTATCGGTGCGAAAGAGGGGGCGGTTATCCGTTTTAAGGCTGCAAAGACAGGCTACTTCGGAATTGGTAACGACAGTGGAAACATCACGCAGGGCATCTATCTGAAAGCTGGAGAAGAGGGTGTGTTCAGTAATTTCCAACATGGCGAGAACATCATGCTCTACATCTATCAAGCCGACCGTATGAGTATGATTGACTTGAGTGAAATCAGCATTGACCCTCAATTCGGTAATACATTGTCGAAGATGGTGTTGTTGCAGGAACTTTTCCTTGGTAGCAACACGCACGGAGATTGGACGATGTCGCCTGGTAACACTGGCTATATGACCAATCTTGATTTGGGCGATATGCCGTTCTTGCGGGTATTCGATGTGCGGTATACGGAACTATTGAGCGTTAACGCATCGAAGTGTCCACGTTTGGAGAAAGTATATGCGGACGGCACAGGGTTATCGACCATAGACCTTGCAGAAACTGCTCCCATTAGTACATTGACGCTGCCCGATACGATGACGGAACTTGTATTGAACAATCTGCCAAACCTGACCTATCCCGGAGGACTTACGCTAGGAGGTGTAGGCAAGGTAGCAAAGATATTTGTAAATGAATGTCCGTATGTGGATGCTATGACACTTTTAGAGCAGATAATTAATGCGAGTGCGATCAGAACTGTACGTATTCCTAATGTAAATGCAACTGCTAGTGTTGATTTGTTACGTTCTATAAAGGATAGTGGAGCAATTGGGCTTGATGCAAACGGGAACGCATACGATGAGAGTGGACAGTGTAGTGGTATTACAGGACGTTGGATATTGAGTGAACTTGTAGAAGAGAGTGAAGTAAATGTCCTTACTGCATATTTTCCACAGTTAGAGCTCCATAATTCGCAATTTTCTATTGTGAAAATCAATGATGTTGTGGATAACGATTCATGTGAGAAGTACAGCAATCCTGAAAACAAGACAGGTGAAGACTACGGTAACACATATATTCCTAGTGGACATACTCTTGCTATAAAGAAAGGTTGCCACGCTTTTAAATGCTCGTTCAACACGAAGAAGAATCAAATGGAAGGTGTACAGTTGAGTGATACAGACTTCAACTATCTGAAAGATGGTAGTAGCTTTGATGTTGCAGATACGGCAGGGGAGGGTTTTGATATATTTTGGCATGCTCCTCACTATTGGTATAAAGGCGTAAATGATTATAAGAACCAAGTGAAGTATTTTATTACTTCTGTTACGGAAAACGAGCCTATTTCAACTGCATTACACAGCAAGAAGGCTAAACTTTCTGAACTTCTGTACAAGGAGAACACTGGAGTGTATGCGAATGATGCTGTTATTGGTGAGGTTATGAGTGAGGATGTTATATCTACAGCTTCTAATACTAACAGCTATAAGATGGACGTAAAAGGTATGAAGCAGGTGAAATGGCCGGGATTGAATCATGCGCGACTAGGTGGTGTATTCACTGATGAAAGTAATTGTGTACTTGGTATATTCATTATGTCCGTAAGTCATACGTATTTTGACTTTTCTATAGGTGAGTGTGTATTCTGCGATGTACCTAGCGGTGCAAAATGGTTCTATTTTACTTCTTTTCGCGACATTGGTGATGTTGAGTGTCTTTCTGTGGATAGTGCCAGCATTGAGGCTCTTGAGCCGGAATGGACTGAACATACAGTAGGTGATAATGACAGTCTTGTAGGTGTTTATCCTATTACTATTGACGGTTTGAAGATGCCACGAAGTCTTTCTGGTGAGGTACGCTCAAAGAAAGGTAATGGTACGTCCACTACGTCAGGTGAATGGAAATACGATAGTAGTGGTAATCCTATTGAGATGCCGATTGCTACCCTAAACTACACAGCAAAGGATTTCCAGAATATTTCCCGTTTGAGAGGTGTCGGTTACCAATTACAGGATTATGAACAACACAAAGAGATTAGTAATCTTTGGTGGGCATTAAACGGAACAACCAACGAACAATCTGTAGTCGGTAATGGAGGACATGACGCTATTTTAAATAAGCTGGATTCCATTGGTATGGCAGATAGTAGTAATGCTGGCAATTCTCTTAATTCTATACTTGGTTTGAAGCATTATGTAGGTTGTGATTCAGAGTGGATGGATTATATTGCATTTAATATCCCAAGTTATGAAACATTCTACAAAGCAAGATGTATTGATACTGATAGTTCGTATCCTTCGGATTATATAGCCCATATTTATGATCCTGTGAAAAAGACTGAACGTACAGTGAAATCAGTTGAATCTTCCAATGCAAATTGTGTGGTACGCTTGGTACATGGAGCAAAATGCGATATTTTGCCAAGCAGGGTTCATAATGCAGATACGAGTAAGTATGTTACTCATTATGCGGCTGGTTATTGGATCAATAGTAGCAAAGGCCGTTGTGTTTTGCGGTCTGGCT